CAGCGACGGTATCATTCTTGCTCAGAGCATAGGCCAATGAATAACGGGCTGTGTGTGTTTGGTCATTGTTTGCACTTTGAAATGCACTACGGAAACGGACACCTGCTTTGGCAGTCAAACCTGCAACGCCTGGAACTGCGACTGCAATACCTGGCTCAACTGAGTAGTATGTGAAGTCAGCAGTATTGCTATACTTTTGACCTGTTGCAACACGAGCATACAATCCAACTGGACCGGCCACTGTTGCGCCTGCTTCGATACGTGTGCTCAAAGCATTTGTACCGTCAGTTTGTGCATTTGAAAATGCTAAGTCACCGGCAAAGCCCGTGAAATCTTTCTTTATGCCCAACACATATTGTTGTTGTGCGGCAGCACCTGCGTTGTTGATGCGTTGACTTTCAACTGTGAACGTGTCGGCTGCAAAAGCAGTACCGGAGATGGCCAAGGCCAAGATTGCGAAGATTTTCTTCATTTAGTTTTTCCTTTTAAAAGTAGAATGACGTGAGTCAATCTGTATTATATAGCAGTGTTTGTGCTAAGTCAATAGAAAACTACTGTCAAAGTAGCCGAATTGATCAAGTAACTGGATCAATCACCGGGATCGGTGCTATTTCTGGGTTGCTGGGTATTTGATTGGTATTATACAAACCAGCTGTGCTCAATCTTGCATTGTTGCTACCTTCACGCATTACCCCCACGATGGCTTGTCCACCAAGGGTTGTGGTATCAGCAATGTTTTCCAAAAACTCAGCCGCATCGCCTTCTGCTGTGAGTAGTCCGTAATTGGGTAAGTTTTGTACAAACGAATACACACTATTCTTGTCACCTGGTTGCAAAAGAAAGTAATCAATGCCGGCCTCGGTGGTATACTTGGCACTCAGGTTCATTAGGTTGGCCATGTAGACCCAGTTGGTATTCAATGTGGTCACTTGAGCAGGATGCACCGAACTGATACTTGCTATTTCTGCATTGGCACTGGCAATGAGTGTTATCATGGCAGCATCGTTTGCTGCACTCAACATGTCAATATAGATTTGAGATAAATCATCTAGGCCGGTGCCAAGGCCGTCAATAACATCTGCCACGTCAGTGAGTCTAGTGGCAAAATCATCTGTGTCTAATGCTAAACCAAGTACATCATACGTGGTAACAGTACCATCGGGTCCTGTGCCTGTGGCCATTGTGGTTGAAATATAATCAGTTACTGATGTATCTACAGGTGTGGTTTGTGCCTGGATCAATGGCAAATTGGCCATGGTGCTGAGACCACCCAATGTGGTAGGTGTCCAGTAAGCAGTGTTGTTGATGTCTGTGCCAGCAGGCACATCTGCCGTGGCACGATAATAAGTGGGCACAGGATCACCATTGGCCACAACAGCATTGGCCAGATATGGTTGTGTAACGTTCCAGGGATTATCAACATTGCCTAATACTGTTTCGGCCAACCGTGGTAGTGTGGTGTTGGGTATGTTGTTCATTTGCTGGAATGCCACTTGAATGGCTTTGTTGGCAGTGGCCTGTGCAGGTGGAATAATCTTGCCCAGTTCATCACAACCTGATGTTGTGGGCAAATAACTGTTGACTACGGGAACAATGTTAGAATTTACTGCTCCAGTTGAATTGAAGATAGGTACAGCACCATCAGGACTGGGAGTTTGCAAGGATGCGTAACTCAATGGAAACATGATCACAGGATTCAACAAGTCATCAAGACTGTCAATGTTGGGAGTGGTCACTCCTAGTATGTCCAAGATCTGTGTTAATGCATCACCCGAGATCATGGTAGTAGCATTGTATGCCAACAACTGTAGTTTATCAAACTCGTTTTGTGTGAGCCCTGTAGGATTGTTCAGCCCTACACGATTGTCGTTTACTAGGCTGGCAATATCCGTGGCCGATAGCCCCATGCTGATCATGGCATTTTGTAAATCAGGCACTGCACGTCCTCGAATGCCGGCCAAGGCTGATATCTGTTGTAAGAGTCCTGCAGGTGTGCCGTACAGATCCAACTTGCTCATGTTCCACAAGTTGCCTTGGTTGGCAAGGTCAACTCCATAGTTAGGCAAGTCAGTGCTCATGCTGGCTATGTTGGCCGTTACTAGATCGTCCATGTTGGTAAACAAGGGTCCAAGATACTGATTGACATTTACTGAACTGTTGATATACTGATTGGTGCTGGCAATATAGCCTTGCACAGCCACAAAACCTTGGCCAAATTGACCAGCATCACCGTTGCCCAAATAAGCCGCACAAGTTTGTTCTATTAGATTTGAAAATCCTGATGGGTCAATAGTACTGCCATCTGCGGTACCAAGATAGTTTATGAGGTATTCGCTATCTAAATAAGGATAACTACCGATAGGATCTTCTGGTATACTGTTGCCCAGGGCTGGACATACTGTAGCACCAATACTCAACAAACTGGTCAGTGTTGATTCGGTGGCAAAACTCTGTGCTTTGTAAAAACTCACTGCCGCAAGAAAATTACTGATCACTGGTGTGGCGTTGAAAGATTGAATAGCAGTGGCCAACGCGGCAGGAAAAGGTTTTAGTCCCTGATTCTGCAACAAGGCCACAGCCGCTGTCAATTGCAGTGGGCTGAGAATACTGGGCATTATCCGACCCTTACATCAGCACTACCACCAGCACGAGCATGCCCGCAGGTGTCTGCACATCCAGTGGTAACAACAGGAACGCCACCTACCCGCACAGAGCCATTGCCGCCGGTGGCACTGGCTGCCGCATGTGGTGGATGTGGTCGTCCCCAAGGTGCATGGCCACTCACAGGACTACCGTTCACAGTAACAGGACTACCGTTCACACGTACAGAGGCAACACCGCCAGAGGCCACACCCCCTGCACCATTTGCGTCACCATCGCGTTGTACTGCTGGCATGTTATCCTAATATAAGTTTTTTGTCCGGAACTTTGATGCCTGTGGTTGCTTCGATGTATTTCATTTTGACAGCATCTTCAGCATAGGCATAAAGTGATATGCTGTTGATATTTAGTTGGATTTTCCGCTTGATATCTGCAGTAAACATTGACGGCACAAGTCCCATACCCTGCGGTCCCGGAGCCACGCTCACGGGGTCGCTGATAACAAGCCATCCCGAGTTAAACTCTAGTTTTTCAACACGGGCAATTAACTCTTCTCCGGAGTTGAGTTTGAAGGTATATACCTGGTTTTGTTCAAATGTCATTCAGTCAGTCGCTTTCTTAGTTCAGTAAATCCGCCCACAAGTTCTTCATCCAAGAAGATCTGTGGCACAGTGCGAGCATTTGGTACTGCTTCTAATAGTTGTTCACGTGTCCAGTCATGGCTCACGTTGCGTTCTTCAAATTCGATGCCTTTCATTTTCAGCAAGTTTTTGGCTTGATCGCAATAAGGGCACTGGTCTTTGGACCATACAATGGCTTTTGTCATTTTAGTTTTCCTTGTTATAATTCTGGTAATTCGTCGTAGTCAAGTTGGTCGGACATCACCCCAATCACATAATTTGTACTCTCGGTTTCCTGTAACGCGGCCTGCTTCTTGCTGGTATCCACGTGTTTGGTAAACCAAGGTATGGGTGTTGAACGTGGTGCTGGCTCGCTATACTTGATACCAATTTCTTTGAGTGCGTTGAACGCTGTAAAGTCCACAAAATCTTTGAGAATGTTTGCATTAAGACCAATCACTGGGCCTTTGTTGAACAAGTAGTCGGCCCAGGCTTTTTCTTCACGGATCACGTCCAGGTACATTTGATATACTTCGCCTTCGCACTCGGTCTTGACAGCAGCAAAGCGAGCGTCTTCTTTGACCACTTGATTGATCAACCAACCAGTCCACTCTTTGTGTAGCACTTCATCTTGTAGGATCAATTGAATAATGTTGCCATTGCCAATAAAGATGCGATTCTCGACCATGGCCAGGCTGGTGGCAAAACTCACCATAAAGCGGAATGCTTCCAGTGCGTAACTGGCATTGAGTGCCAACCAGATGGCTCGAATGTGTTCATGTTCAGGAAACTCTTCCAGCAACTCTTTGCGACAGTTGATCATGTGCAGTCGATCATAATAGTTGCCCACGCTGGATGCCATGTCCACAATCTCTTGTGTGTCGTGGATGGTATTGAACACATCCTTGGGCACATTGTAGATGTTGCGAATGATGTGTGAGTAACTGCGACTATGAATATTGGTTTCAAAGAAGGTCCAGTTGTAGACCAGGGCTTCAAGTTCTGGAATGCTCACAACAGGTGTGAAGATTTGACTGGGACCACGGCCTTGCAAACTATCCAGTGCTGTTTGACGTAGCAGGTTTGATGTAAAGATATGCTTGACAGTATCGCTGGCATCTTTGAAGTCTTGTGCGTCTTTGGTCAATGAGATTTCTTCTGGTACCCAAAAAAAGCCACGTGCTTCTTGCTCGTACTTGACCAGTTTGTTGTACTTGACTTCTTCAAATCGTTGTACTGTCACTGGGCCTGCTGGGTCCAAGAACATCTTTCTATTGAGATAGTCTGTTTTTGTTTTTAAATTGTATTGTGCTTGGCTCATTTTTATTCCTTGGTTTGTATGCCAGCCAATACCCATCCTCCGCTGGCTTTGGATTTAGTCATGTTCCAAACTTCTTCAAATGCTTCTGGATCCGCACCCACAGTGTCTTGTATCACACCTGTGAATTCCACACTGGCCACATAGGCAGATTCAGTTTCTTCTATGCCCAACAGTTTTGCTGTCAATGATATCACTGCTGTTCTGTACTGTTCCTTGGCGTCACGTTGTGCCAATTGCTGTTGCGTTTCTTTCAACATGGTTTCTGTCATCATATTACCTAG